TCAAGCGCCAGCATGCTGCGCGTGGAGCGTGTCGGATGAGCTACAACTACGCATCCATTCTCGCTACTGCGCGCCGGCTGATTGAGCAATTCGGCCAGACCTGCACGCTCAAGCGCAACGTTCGCGACGGCGAAACGTCGACGCAAACCGGTGTTGCCGTCGCTGCCAAGCTCAACGAGGGCGATCGCGCAGCAATCGGCGGCGCCGAGATCCAGGCGCGCAAGTACTACGTTGACGGGCGGGTAACGCCGAAGTTGGGCGACATCCTGACAGTGGGCAGCGATACCGCACCCGTGATGCGTGCCGACCCGCTCAAGCCAGGCGCTACCGTCGTCATCTGGTCCGTGATCGTGAGGGCCGGCTGATGGCGTCCGTATCGATCACGCTTGACGACCAGCAAGCGCAGGCGATGTTTGTGCGGCTTGCCAATCTTGTGGCGCAGCCGTCCAAAGCTCTGCGCGCGTCTGCACAAGCTGCGCGGCGGCTCGTCTACGACACGTTTACCGACGAGACCGACCCGTGGGGCCGGCGCTGGGCACGCTGGGCGCCAAGCACGCGCACCCTCCGTTCTCGCAGTGGCGCGCAGGGCCGCGTGCTGCTGCGGACCGGTGCGCTGTACCGAACGATTGAAGCGACTCCCGACGACAACGGAATCACGATCCAGGCTGGCGGCGCCAGCGCTTTCTACGGCGAGTTTCACCAGTTCGGCAACCCGGCGCACAAGGCCTGGGGCAAGCCGTCACCACTGCCGCAGCGCGCATTCCTGCCGCTGCGTGCGCCGGGTGTCGCCGACGTTCCGGCTGCATGGTGGGCCGAAATCTTGCTGCCCGTCGAAACGGCACTGGCCAGGGCGGCGGCATGAATCAGCGCATCAGCCTGCAGGAGATCGCGACGCGCCTGCGCGAGCAGATCGACCCGGCAACGGGCGTGAATCAGATCCTCTGCGCGTTGGATGCGAACTATCTGGCGAACGTGCAGGACGTGACGGCGTGGCCGCTCGTGATCGTGGGGGCGCAGCGAAGCACGCCGATTGCGAACGGGCGCGGGTTTACAGGCCTCGTCGCGCAGTTGGTCAACGTCGATTTTGTGGTGCGCGTGATCGTGCCTCGCTACGTCGAGGGCGAAGCTGAGGAAGAAGACAAATTGAACCGCATCTGCGATGCCGTTGCGGATGCGGTTATGGGCTGGCGCCCGGCTGGCGCATCAGCGCCGGTGACGTGGCAACAGTCGATCGACGGGCCGCCTGAACAGTCGGCCATGACAGTTGACCTGCTGTTTCAGACGCAGGTCAGTTACCAGTATTCAACGCGACGAGGGTAAGCCATGACTCAGCCAGCTGTGGAAGTGTTTGCGAATCGATGGGTTGCGCTGGCTGCCAGCGGCACGCCGAGCAGCGCGAGCGATTCGTTCCAGTTGTTCGACGGCAAGATCGGGACCGGCATTGCGCTGATCGAGCGCCCGCGCGACAACCCGGTGATGACTGCCGACGACCGCGTGGCGGGCAAGGAAACCGCCTACGTCGAGGGCGATTTCAGCATTCAGCCGCCGACCACGCCGGGCAGTTCCAGCGGCACGACCGGGCGCACGCCGTGCGAGCGCGCATTGCTGCCGGCGGCGCTGACACGTGCGCTCAGTTCGACGAACAGCACGACCCGATACACGCCGATCAGCACCGGCATCCCGACCGCAAACCTGCGCTTCTGGCAGGGCGGGTTGTATTGGGACATCGCCAGCGGGAATGCCAACATCAACGCGCTGCGGATGGCCGAGGGTGAGCAGTTCACTGCCCAGGGATGGCGCCTCGAAGGTCCGTTCTCGTCTACGACTGATGTCGATGAAGACGACGTGCCGACCGATGGCGACGTGAGCGCGCAGGTCGAGCCGAGCGTGATCAGCGCCAGCAACTCGGTTGCGCGACTCTTCCAGGGCGACTCTTCCGTGGCGCTGCCATTGTTCGTGCACTGCCGTTCAATGGTCGTCGGACTCGGCAATGAAGCCAAGGTCACGGAGTTCACGCAGCTGACGAAAAGCGGCGTGGTCAAGCGCAAGGGCACGTTTGAAATGACGATTGCGCGCACCGACTTGGCCGACTTCAATCCGTGGACCGCGCGCAAGGCTGGCACGATCATTCGCGGCGATTTCGCCGTGGTCGACGACGACAACACGCGGTATTCGCGCCTGTTCCTCCGTGGAAAGATCGACGCAATCGAGGTCGTGGACGAGGATGGTTGGTTTGGCGTCAAGCTGAGCGGCCGATGCCTCGCGACGCCGGGCAGCGCCGGTGATGACTACGGCATCGAGTTCGGCCTCGACTCGCTGCGCCTCATCGGCGATCTGCCGGACCAAGCGGCCGGCGCCTACAGCCAGCGTCTGAGCCTCCAGGGCATCTATGGGTCTGCGGTGACGTACACCGTGCACTCGGGATCGCTGCCGGGCGGTTGCTCTCTCGATTCCGCTACTGGCGTCGTCAGCGGAACCGCAACGGCAGGCACGACCACCTGCGTCATTCGCGCGACGACCACCGATCTGGCGGGCAACACCATCACCGCCGACAGCGCGTCGCAGGCGATCACTATCACGTAACAGCACCACCGGCCCGCTGGCAGTCGCTGGCGGGCCTTTGTCCACGGGAGTGACAAATGGCCTTCACGTTCAAGAAAACCGACACGTTTGCAGTTCAGGTCGCCGTCGAAATGCCGACCGACGACCCGAAGAAGCCCAACAAGGGCACGATCACGGCGCGCTACAAGCACTTGAGCCGCGAGCAGCTGGCCGCGCTGCAAGCGGATCTTGCGGCGCGCGAGCTGACCGACGAGCAGTTTCTGGACCGCTATTTAGTCGGCGTGTCCGGCATCGGCGGCGACGATGGCGAGTTGCCGGCGGCCGAACAGCGCTCGCTCGTCTACAGCGAGCCGGCGCTCACGCTGGCCGTTGTGCGGGCTTTCTTTGACGCGGTCACGGGCGCGGCGCGAAAAAACTGACAGACGTCGCCGAGGCGCTGACCGGCAAGCGCAGGCGACGGCGAGACGATGAGGCATGGCGGGCAATGTCGCCCGCGCAGCGGATGAGGGGCGAGGCATGCAGCGATGCGACCGAAATCGAAGTGCTGCCGCCCAACTGGCACGGTGTGACGGTCTACATGCGCTGCCAGCAGACCGTGCTAGCCGGCATGGGTGGCGGCGCAATGATGGGCGTTTCGGCTCAGGAAGTGCTCGCCGCTGCGCGCATGCTGCGCGTGCCTGTCGCCGAGTGGCCAAACTGCATCGACGCGGCTCAGGAGCTGGCCGGCATGGTCGCGAAAATCGAGAACGATCGCGCCAAGGCCGCGGCAAAGCGGAGCTGACGACGTGACTACGGTAACGCTGCGGATTCAGGCCGACAAAGCCGGCGCCACGCAAGGCATTCAGCAGACGCGCCAGGAGCTGGCTGGGCTCGGTCAGACTGGCCAGCAAGCCGGCGCGCAGGCGTCGCAGGGCGTCGGCTCGATCAGCAGCGCGCTGAATGGCGCCCGCGCTGCAGTGGCGTCATTCGTCGCGGCCTACGCTGCGATTCAGACCTTGAGCGGCGTCGTGAGGCTGGCGGATGAATACCAGAGCCTTAACGACCGGCTGCGACTGGCGACCGACAGCAGCGCCGAGTTTCAGGCGGCGCAGTCTGGAGTTTTCGCGGTGGCGCAGCAGACTGGCACGGCGCTATCTGCTGTCGGCGGGCTGTATGTGTCGCTGAACAACAGTACGCGCGAGCTTGGGCTTTCCCAAGGCGACTTGCTGACGATCACGCAGGCTATCTCGCAATCGTTCATCGTGTCGGGCGCTTCCGCAGCGTCGACCGATGCCGCCGTGCGTCAGTTGTCGCAGGGCTTCGCATCTGGCGTGCTGCGCGGCGACGAGTTCAACAGTGTCATGGAAAACGCGCCGGCACTCGCGCGTGCATTGGCGGAATCACTCGGCGTGACGACGGGCGAGCTTCGCGCGATGGCCGCAGAAGGTAAGCTGACGAGTGATGTGCTTGCACAAGGCTTGTTGCAGCAAGCGCCGCAGATCGCCGGCCAGTTTGAGCAGATGGGAACCACGGTCGGGCAGGCATTCACGCGGTTGCAGAACGCTACGCTGCGGTTTGTCGGGCAGGCGAACGAGGCAACAGGCGCGAGCAAGACGCTTGCAGGGTTCATCACCGCGGTGGCCGAAAACATCGGCAGCCTTGCCGGCGCCGCTGCATCTGCTGCTGGCGCGGTGGCGATTTTTGCTGGCGTGCGCGGACTGCTCGGCGTCGTGTCTGCTGCGCAGGCGGCCGGCGGAGCTATGGCGCTGATGGCAACGCGCACGGCGGCCCTGCTGCCGCTGCTGGGTGGCATTCCTGGGCTCGTCGCTGCCGTCGCTGCTGGTGTGTTTCTGATGGCGCAGCGCTGGAATCTTGCCGCTGAGAATGCCGAGAAGTATCAGAACGTGCTCGAAGACTTGCGCCAGATCCAAGCCGGGCAGCAAGCGACGGAGCAACAGGGCGCGGCCTACCTTGACCGCGTGAACGCATTGCTCGGCCAGCGCGAAGAGATCGAGCGCCGGCTAGCGCGCTCGGCTAACTCGCTGGCATCAGAGACCGACTACAACCGCGAGCAGACGCGGATGTGGACTGAAGCCCTTGGGCGCAACACCGCTGCACTGAATACGCTGGGCGACGAGGGCCGGGCCGCACTGGTGAAACTTGTGCAGCCGTTGCGCGACGCATTCAACGGCGCCAAGGTGGCGACCGACGAAACGCAGCGCTTTGCACAAGCCCAGACCGCGCTGTCTGGCGTGCTTGAGGGCGCGGGCGTCAAGCTGGGCAAGCAAACCAAGGCGGCGCGAGATCTGGCGCTGCAGCTGGCCGACTTGGCGAAGATCGAAGAACAGACCCCGGCGCTTGTAGATGAAGTCACTGCGGCGCGCGCGGCCCTGATCGCTGCATATCAGAAGGAAACCGCAGCGGCGGGCCGGAATGAATCCGCCGTCGAATCACTTACGCCAGCGCTGACCGCATCCGGCAGTGCCGCCACTGCTGCCGCGTCCGGCGCGCGTAGCGCCGCCAGCGCATTCGACGATGCAGCCGCGCGTCTGTCCGGGCTTGGCGGCGTGGCCGCTTCAGCAAGCGGGAACATCCAAGGCCTACGCGGTGCCATTGCCAGCACGACCGGCGACGTCGGCCAACTCGGCAGCGCGGTCGATGACCTGGGCCAGCGTGCACAGGAGTTCGGCGTCGATTGGGGGCTCGTGATCGACGATGCATCGCGCGCTTTCGGCGATTGGGTTGCGTCGGGGCTCAAAAGCTTCTCGGACTTCGGCCGCAGTCTGAAGCAGATCGCAAAGCAGATCATTTCGGATCTCGCGGCGCAGTTCTTCCGCTCGCGGCTGACGATTCCCATCACCGCGGCACTCGGCAGCAGCGGTGCGGCTGGCGCGGCGACGCCGGGCGGCGGGTTGCTCGGAGGCGCTGGTGGTGCCGGCGGCGGTCTGCTTGGTGGCCTGCTTGGTGGCGCCGGCGCGTTGCTGGGCGGCACCGCCACCGGCCTTGGCACTGGCCTGCTTGCATCCGGCTCCATCTTCAGCGGCGCTGGCCTGCTTGGCGGCATCACAGGCTCGCTGTCTGCGGGCTTCGCCAGCATTGCGGGCGGATCGATTCTGCAGGGCATCGGCCTGCTGGCCGGCCCGGTCGGAATCATTGCTGGCTCGATTGCCGCGCTGGTGTCGCTGTTCAAGTCCAACAAGCCGCCCGACATTCGACTAGGCGGCAATCAGGCGCGCGTGCGCAGCGTCGAGGGCAATTTCTCGACCGTGTTC